TCCATCTCTTTTCATGTACGCGCTCCAAGCATCGCGTAATCATGCACACCGACCGCATAGGAGCAGCCGCTAATGGCTAATCCAGCCGGAGCACTCAAGCCCGACGGCCAAAAAGTCCACCGCAACCCGGTTGCCTTTGACTGGACAAATCTCCCCGCCGCCGGTCGACCAGGTCGACCGCCGAAACTCCCGACCGGCCTGCGCGACTGGACGAAAGCAACGCGCGCCGCATGGGCTGACTTGTGGTCATCGCCGCAGGCGACGGCGTGGGATCAGACCGGGAGAACTCTTCACACTTGGGCCGCGCTGCATCACGATCTTGTGATGGACGAGCGGGCGACCGCCTCGATCTCTGCCGAGATGCGTCAGCACGAAGACCGGCACGGCCTGAACCCTGCCGCTCTGCTGCGCCTGCGCTGGCGGATCATTGACCTACCCGACGAGGCAACCATGCACGCACCGCAGCAAAGCAGCTCGCAGAACCGTGGCCGACTCGTCGCCATTAGGTGACCGGCTGGCGAGGGCCTACCTACGACGGCGAGTATCCGACCCTTTTCGGCCACATCGCCGACGAACTGGAGCGGCTGCTCGTGGTGCCAGGCGGCCCGATGGCAGGCCAACCGCTAAAGCTCGCAGAGTGGCAGTGGCAGCTCGGCGCCGCTCTCTACCGGATTGACCCCGAGACCGGCCGCATGCCGGTGCGTCGCGCTGCGGCATCCATGCCGAAGGGCGTCGGAAAGTCGCCATTTCTCGGAGCGCTCGCCTTCGCCGAACTCTGCCTGCCGGTCGTCTTTGACGGCTGGAACGCTGCAGGCGAGCCGGTCGGGAGACCTCGACCGTCGCCGTGGATTCAGATCGCCGCCGTCTCCGAAGATCAGACCGACAACTGCTACCAGCAGCTCTACGACATGCTGCGCGACTCGCCTGCCCTTGACGAGTACGGCGTGGATCTCGGCCGTACTCGCATTTTCTTGAGAGGTCAGTCCGGCCGCATTGAGCCGGTGACCGCCTCAAGCGGCAGCCGCGAAGGTCAGCCGGTCACCTTCGCCGTGCTGGAAGAAACCCAATACTGGCGCCCCGGCAATGGCGGCGTGGACCTCGTCGCCACGATCCGGCGAAACCTTGCCAAGACCGACGGCCGCTCGGTCGAGATCACGAACGCCTACCGGCGCGGCGACGACTCGGTCGCCGAGGCCACGGCAAAAGCCGCCGAGAAAAAGGCCGCGGGCCTGCTCTACTCCGAGACTCGCGGCCCTTGGGTTGACGACCTCACTGATCGCCCGGTGCTCATGGACGCCCTGCGAGTCGCCTATGCCGACTGCCCTTGGGTTGACCTTGAGCGCATCGCCGAGGAATGCACCGACCCGGCGACCACTGACCAGGACGCCCGGCGCTACTACCTCGGTTGGCCGAGCGAGGCGCCCGAGGATTCATGGATCACGCCGGGCCAGTGGGAGACGTGCCGAGTACCCGGCGCCCGACTGCTGCCCGACCTACCGACCTATCTCGGCATAGACGTAGCGCTGAAGCACGACACGACCGCAGTCGTAGCCGTGCAGCGACAGGGCGAGAGGCTCGTCTGCTCTGCCCGCATCTGGACCCCGACGCCCGAGCAGGTGCTGGATCTTGCCGCCGTTGAGGAACATCTCCGAGCGCTTGCCGTCGCCTACCCGCTTGCCGAGGTCATCTACGACCCGCGCTTCTTCGAACGCTCGGCGCAGCTCCTCACCGAGGAGGGCCTGCCGATGGTCGAGATGCCGCAGAACAATCTCCGCATGGTGCCCGCCTGCGGCGCCGCTTACCGGCTGATCGCCTCGGCGCAGGTCGCCCATGACGCCGACTCAACCTTCACCGACCAGGTGCTCGCCGCTGCGCAGGTCTCCACCGACAACGGCTGGCGACTCAGCAAGGGCCGCAGCCGTCGAAAGATCGACGCCTGTATCGCCCTAGTGCTGGCCCTTGACCGTGCCACTACCCGACCCGCCCCGACTCGTGACATCACGTCATCAGTCTGGTGAGAGGAGCCACCGACATGGTGCAGCGCCGTTTCATCATCTCGACGTTGATCCAGCTCGTCGGCCTCGCTGCCGCTGCGGTCGGCATCGCTATGGTCTATCTGCCCGCCGGTCTCATCGCCGCCGGTGCCTCGCTCGTGGTCGTCGGCTACGCCTCGGGAGTCGACCCGAGCGCTAAGGGCACCGCATGAGCCTGCTCGGTCGCCTCGGCCCCGAGCGTCGCACCGCCTCGCTTGACGCACTGCTCGGCGTCTTCGGGCAGCGCTACGGCAACCCGACCAACTCCGGCCAGACAGTCACCCCCGATTCAGCGATGCAAAACGCGACCGTCTGGTGCGCCGTGAACCTCATCAGCGACATGGTGAGTACGTTCCCTTGGGAAGCGTGGCGCGAAACAGACGGCGAGCTGCAGCCCGCCCGCCCGCCGCAGATACTCACCTCGCCCTCGGTCGTCGTCGGCTCGGTTGACTGGCGTCGGCAGATCATCGTCTCCTGGCTGCTGCGCGGTAACGCCTACTGCCTTGTGACCGAACGCGACGCCACCGGACGCGCCACGCGCATGGAGCCGATCCACCCCGACCTCGTCCAAGTCATGCGCATGACACCGCTCGGCCCGTTCCGATTCATGCTCATGGGCCACGAGATGCCGCTCTACCCGCTCGGCGATCTCTGGCATGCGCCCGCCTACACAGTGCCCGGCTCACCGGTCGGCCTCTCGGCGATTGAGTTCGGCCGCCAAGCGATCGGCCTCGGCCTCGCCGCCGAAGAGTTCGGCGCCCGATTCTTCGGCGACGGAGCGCACCCGACCTCAATCATCTCGACCGACTCCGAAGTCACCAAGGAACAGGCCGAGGTCATAAAGGAACGCATCCGCGAAGCGCTGCAGAATCGACGCGACCCCGCCGTGCTCGGCCTCGGGCTGAAGTGGCAGCAGGTGCAGATCAACCCCGAGGAGTCACAGTTTCTCGAAACGATCAAGGCGAACAGCCTCACGATCGCGAAGTTCTTCGGACTTGCCTCAGCGGCCGAGCTGATCGGCGCCGAGTCCACCGCCTCGATGACTTACGCGAACGTTTCGCAGAAGTCGCTCAACCTGCTGACCTACGGCCTGCGACCGTGGCTGCGCCGCCTAGAGGACATTTACGACGACCTGACTGTGCGCCCGATGCGCATCCGGGCGAAGGTCGACGACATGCTGCGAGTAGACCCGAAAACTCGCGTGGACATTCAGAGCGAACAGATACGCGCCGGACTGCGCACCCAGAACGAACTCAGGCGAGAGGACAACCGCCCGCCAGTCGACGGCGGCGACCGTCTGCTCTGGCCGCCATACGGCACCAAGGAATTAGTAGCAGGCGAGGCAGACATCACGGCACCCGGTGCCGCTGGAGGAGCGCAGCCCAATGCGTAACGGACTCACATTGCCCGAGGCGGTGCTTAATCGTCTCAGCGTTGAGCAGCGCCAGTCAATCCTCGCCGACGCACCCGGCCCCGGTAAGCGCGGTATGGTCGCCGTTGAGCGCCGCACGCGCCCGATGGAACTGCGAGCCGAGGCGGGCAACGATCCGCACCTCGTCGGCTATGCGATGACCTGGGGCGTGCCCTACGAAGTCGCAGGCGGCCCCGACGCTGGCGGCTTCACCGAGATCATTGAACGCGGCGCCGCCGATAAGTCACTCGCCGAGCGCAGCGACGTGCGCTTTCTCGCAGACCATGAGGGCCTCGTGCTCGCCCGCACGGCGTCCGGCACACTTCGGCTCAGCACCGACGACGTCGGCCTGCTTTCTGATGCTTCGCTAGATGCGACCTCGCCGTATGCGCAGAGCGTCATCAGCGCAGTGCGTCGCGGCGATATGTCGCAGATGAGTCATTCCATGCGCGTGATGCGCCAGACGTGGAGCGACGACTACACCGAGCGCCGCATTCAGGAGGTCGCCATGTATGACACGAGCGTTGTAGGTTTCCCCGCTAACCCGGTTACCGCTATCGCCCTAGACCAGCGGGCAATCGACCCCGCAGCCGAGGCCGCAGAGGATTTGATCGTCGCACAGATCAAGTCACTGCTGGCGCAGCTCATCGCAGGCGAAGCGGCCGAGATGGCCGACGGCAACCCTGCGACGATGTCACTGACGCAGCTCGTCGCCATCGCCTGCCACCTTGAGAGCTGGCAGGAGTGCGACGACTACGAGGACGCCACCGGCATGACCGAGGCGTACACAGAGGCCGATCCGATGGTCGGGCGCTCTATGAGTCTCGCAACCGCACGCGCACAGGTTGAACGCCTGGCGCTCGGTCGCAAGTAACCCGCAACACCTCACGCCGGACGCCACGCCGCAGCTCGCGCCGCTCGCACAGACGAGCACCCGAGCCGCACCTGCCGACCACCTGAGCGCAACGCCAACCCACCCCCCGACTCCCCAAGGAGACCCCCATGTCGATTATCGACACGCTGCGCGCGCAACTCGCCGCAGCATACGAAGCTCGGGCCGCTAAGGCCGCCGAGCTTGACACCATCCTCGCCGCCCCCGAGGCCGAGGCCCGCGATCTCAACTCCGACGAGTCGATCGCATTCGCCGAAGCTCGCGACGCCGTCAAGGCCGCCGACTCCAGCATCGAGACCCTTGAGGCCCGAGTCGCTGAACTCGTCGCCATTGACACCGCGCGCGCCAATCACGAAACCCGTGCACGCGAACTCGCCCCGAACGCCACTAGCGTGCGCGTCGGCCGCGAAGAGCTGACCTATCGCGCGGACGCCGGGTACTCGTTCCTGCGTGACGCCTACTCTGCCGAGGTTCGCGGCGACTACGCCGCCCGTCAGCGCATCGAGCGCCACATGATCGAGATGGCTACCGAGCATCGCGGCAGCGATACGACCAACTTTGCGGGCCTCGTCGTGCCGCAGTACCTCACCGATCAGGTGGCACCGCTCGCTCGTGCGGGCCGTCCGTTCGCCGACGCAGTTCGCAACCTTCCGCTGCCCGCCGAAGGCCTCTCGGTCAACATCTCTCGAGTAACCACCGGCTCCACCGCCGCCGCTCAAGCAACGCAGAACGCAGAAGTCAGCAACACCGACATGGACGACACACTGCTCACCGTTTCGGTGCGCACCATCTCCGGTCAGCAGGACGTCAGCCGTCAGGCCATCGAGCGCGGTACCGGCATCGATACCGTCGTCGTGCAGGACCTGCTCCAGGCATACGCGACGCAGCTTGACTCGCAGATCATCAGCGGCGCCGGAACATCCGGGACCCATACTGGCGTTTTGAGTGTCTCCGGCATCAACTCGGTCACCTTCACCGACGCATCGCCGACGGCAGCGGAACTGTTCCCGAAGATCGCCGACGCCGTGCAGCGCGTGAACTCCAACCGCTACATGCCTGCCGACCTCATCGTCATGCACCCGCGCCGCTGGGCATTCTTCCTGGCTGCGGTCGACGGCCAGAGCCGCCCGCTGGTGACTCCGAACATGAACGGCCCGATGAACGCCTACGGCGTCGGCGGCAACGTCGGCGCGGGCATCGTCGGCTCGCTGCTCGGCATCCCTGTGCTGGTTGACGCCAACGTGCCGACCAACCTCGGCGCCTCAACCAATGAGGATCGGATCATCGTCTGCTACTCGCCCGACCTGTGCCTCTGGGAGCAGACCGGCTCGCCGATGCAGCTCCGATTCGAGCAGACCCTCGGCGGGCAGCTCACGATCAAGCTGGTGGCCTTTGGGTACTCAGCGTTTACCGCTGGGAAATACCCCGCTGGCGTGAGTGTGGTGTCCGGAACCGGACTTGCCACACCAAGCTTTTAGTAGCTCACCGCTGACCTAGTCAGCGGGCCATAGGAGTAGAGAGCGACGGCGCAGCCCGTCTCCCACCGGCTAGACGCCTTCCCCCTCGTCGGGCGTCGCCATAGACGGCAGCGCGCCGTCGCTCTCTCCACCACCTACACGAAAGGAGTCCGGCATGGACTTCGACAAACTCTCACCAGAACAGTGCGACGCGCTCAACGGCGCCGAGCGTGAGGCGTGGTACGCCTGGCGCAACGGCGACACCGCACGCGCGACCGCAATCCTCAACGCCTACGGCATCGAGACCGCCGCAGCGCCACGCCCGGCGCGCCGCTCTGCCAAGACTGACGCCGCCGAGTCGTGACCGACTACGTCGCCGCCGCCACGCTCAAGGCGTACATGGGCCTAACCGTGACGGCGAACGACCCGCAGGTCGCCGCAGCGATCACCTCGGCCAGTCGCGAGATCGACGGCCACTGCCGCCGCCGGTTCTACGCCGACGCTGCGACAAGCACGCGCGTCTACCGTCGCTCTACCGAGCACACCGTCGCCATTGACGACGCAGTCGTCGGCACAATCTCGCTCGTTGAGCTGGACACCGGCCAAGACGGAACTTGGGCCTACGACCTCGGCGCTACCGAATGGCTCGCCGAACCGCTCAACGGCATCGGCGCTAACGGCATGGCGTGGCCCGTCACTCGTCTGCGCACCCTTGGCAGTCTCACAATCCCGAACGACATCACCGCAGCGCGTCCATGCGTGCGAGTGACTGCCCGCTGGGGCTGGCCCGCCATCCCCGAGCCAGTCACGCAGGCCGCACTCATCCTCGCCGCCGAGACCTACAAACTCCGAGAAGCGCCCTTCGGCGTTGCCGGTTTCGACCAGTACGGCGCCGTGCGAATCAAGAGCCTGCCGCAGGTCGAGCGCCTGCTGGCGCCGTTCACTCTTTACGAGACGTCACTCGCATGACCTCGCTTGCTGACATTCGCCAGGGCCTCGCTGCGAACCTGCAGGCGCTGCCCGGCGTCGAGGTGTACGAGCGAGAGGGCGGCCTAGCGAACGTGCCCTGCGCCGTCATCGTGACGCCGTCCATCGACTACCACCAGAGCTTCAGCAGCGCCGGACTCGTGCGCTACGAGTTCCGCATCATGGTGCTTGTGCAGTCGGCCGACTCAGAGCAGAGCGGCATTGACCTGGACACCTACGCCGACCCCGGCTCGCCCACATCAGTGCGCGCAGCCGTTGAGTCCGACCGCACCCTCGGCGGCATCGCCGACGATCTCATCTGCACATCGTTTCGCCCGCTCTCCTCTGAAGAGGTCAGCGGCATCGGCTACTGGGGCGGCGAGTTCACCGTCACCGTCTACGCCCGACCATAGGAGTCCTGCGTGCCCATCCTTCGCGATTGCGTCATCCACTACGGCGGCGTAGACCTCACCGCCACCGCTAACGAGTTCAGCGTCGATTCATCGTTCGCCGATCTTGACGTGACCACGTTCGGCAGCTCCGGCAACCACGAACGCATCGCAGGCATTGAGGACGCCACCGCCAGCGTGATGACGTTCGGCGACCCGGCGATCGTTGAGCCTGCGCTCAGCACAAAGCCCGGCACCGTTGAGCTGCTCACCGCCGTCCAGTTTCCGACCGGCGGCGTCGCCACCGCTGGAGATCGCGTGTATGCGCTGCGCGGCCTTCTCACGGCGACGAAGCAACCGCTGAAAGTCGGCGACGTCTCCAAGCTTGACGCCACGCTTTCCGGCGCCCAGGCCGAGGGTGTGTTACAGGGAACGGTGCTGGTCCCCAAGGCGACCATTTCGGCCACCGTTTCTAGTGCTGGCGCAACTCTTGGCGCAGTTTCGGCAGGGCAAATTGCTTACCTCGGCGCTCACATTTTCGCCGTGACTGGCGACCGCACGGTGACGATCAGGCTGCAAAGCAGTCCCAACTCGACGTTCACGGCCGGCACGGTCACTAACCGTGTTGTGTTGTCGACAGTCAGCGCCGCCGGTTCGCAATTCGGTTCTTCGGCTACGGCCACCACCGACCCG